ACGGTAAAGCCGTTTCGGTTTGCGGCTCTAATCGCGTCACGGTGTGATTTTGTCGGGCCATCTTGCCGCTCTAATACGGGTTTATGGGTATAGGTAAACCCATTGCGGCCCGTGTTAGCCTTAGCAAGTTGACCAAGTAGCACACCGTTGACCGTGTTATTGTCTCCAGGCAGATCCCCTACTTGATTATGCCGCCATAATTGACCAACGGGAAGGCGTGCGATTGATTCGCAAAATCCCTCCCAAGTTGTCCCCCGGTCCGCGCCGTCAACCTTGTTCCAGTGCCATGACAACGGTCCGCCTTCGCCGTAACAACCTTTCCCACCGTTTGCTTTTTTGAGTGGGCAAGCGTCAGGGCAAGTGTTGCGGCCTGAAGTTGAAACGGGAATCTTGCCCGTCTTTACGTTGCCGCTCTTTTTCGACAAGTGAACGATGGGTGGAGCGTTGCGGATCATGAGCAGCTCCATGTTTTTGGTTCGACTCGCGTTTTCCAATTGTCTCCACCGTCAAACGCGACTAACACGCGATGGCTCCAGGCGTTTTCCTTTACCCATTCCATCACGTTGGAAGCATGGTAGGAGGTTGTCATATCATGCAGGAACGATTCTAATTTGCTTTCATGGATTCTTCCAAAAACTTGAGAATCCAATATCTCTTTAGTTTTCCAATCCTTGATCAATATTTTAACTGCAGTACTTGCAGGAAAGTAAACGTTTTCGCTTATCTTCGCCTGAATAATACCTCCTACGCATTCTTCACCTATCTTCCATGTTTTTGTCTTGTTCATGTGTGTGTTTCCTTTCTTTATTAGTTTTTACCAAAATATCCCAACGCCATAAAAACAGCGCAGGGTGAGAGGAGGAGAGAGACTAAGAGGAACTCAGTCATTTTTGCTTCTCCTTGTTTGCCTTTTCAAGTGAAAGCAAGTCTTTCAAGATCTTTCCGTAAGTTGAAAGTTCATTCTTTAGATCAAAATGAGTCTTTACGGCATAATCTTTTTCTTCATTCGTAAGTTCTCTATCTCCAAAATAAAAACTATCGAATTGAATCCGTTTTTCTCTTGATAAGTCAATCAAATTATCAAGATTCTTAAGTATGCTAGCGACTAGTACCGCGCTTGCTTCGGTGTTTTCTGCTGTGTGTTTCGTTTGCATAACGACAAACTATACCAGCCGATTGCATTAGTCAAACTTTATTTTAGGATATTTTATAGTAAGATAAGGAATGGATGAAAACGGCGCATCTCCAAGCGCAATAGAAAAGGCCAAGAACGGGCGAGAGATATTTTCCGATAAAATAGCTGATGAGATAGTCGCAGCTTGTGGAAGTGGGTTTACTTTAGAGAAAGCAGGCGCGTTGGTAGGCGTTAACGCAAACACTATTAAAACATGGGCGAGCAGAAAGCCTGAATTCGCGCGCAGAGTGGAAACTGCGAGAAAAAAGCATGAACTTTCCCTACTTCGAGACATAAACCAAGCTGGCGAGAAAAGCTGGCAAGCAAGAGCGTGGATTTTAGAAAGATCGTTTTCGTATTCGCAACCCTCTGCCCGACTGCAAGTTAGCCAGGACGTTACCCACGGCATCAGCGGAAACTTGGCGCAGTTGCTTGCGGGCATTGCGATGAAGAAGAAAATTACAGCGACTCCAGAAAAGCGACAAATTGAAAGCAGTCATAACTACATTGACATTCAACCAGTTACTACCAAACCAGAAAATCATTTGTCGAATAATAAGTATTGTATCAACAACACCAACTCTGTTAAACAACAACAAGATGCATCACCAAAAACTCCTAAGCTTCGTCACAAGCGAATGAAACTTAGAAAGCCTAGGGCAGAGTCATTGGCCAAGTATCCGCCTACCACCACGCCACCTGCCACTCCCCCAGCCCCCATTTAATACGCATATACCCCCCCAAATTATTGTGGCTCAAAACAAAAAGAGGTCTTAACCTACACTCATGCCAAAGCCTCCCAAGCGCAGCCAGGACGAGATACTTGAAGACCTCTCTAAACCATCTGCATTCGCTGCTAACGTATTGGGAATCAATCTTTATGATTGGCAAAGGCGTGTACTGCGTGATTTAGAGCAGAGAGACTGTCGCGTAGCCTTGCGTGCAGCCAACGGCTCTGGCAAGACCAGCACGGTTATTGCATCTATTTTGATATGGCACGCACTCGTTTTCCCACGCTCAATTGCTGTAACAACCGCAGGCGTTTTCCGCCAAGTTGAAAGTCAGCTTTGGCCTAGCCTGCGTAATCACATTGCCAAGTTGGGTGGCGCGTGGGAGGTAACATCTGGCGAGATCCGCTACCTACACGCAAACGGAAACACCAGCCGAATCATAGGCTACTCAGCCACCGACCCAGGACGGGCTGAAGGCTGGCACGCCGAGGACCACGAATACCATCCGTTGCTGATGGTCGTGGACGAAGCCAAGACTGTCGCAGACCCGCTGTTTGAGGCTATCAGCCGATGTCAACCAACCCGCTTGCTAATTGCATCCAGCCCTGGCGGGACCAGTGGCGCGTTCTATCGAGCGTTTACCAAGGAAGCCAATATGTGGTCTAAGCACGCAGTCACAGCGTTTGACTGCCCCCATATCACGCAGAACCAGATTGACGAAGTAATCCAGAGGTACGGCGAGAAGCACCCTTTGACCCGTTCTATGATCTATGGCGAGTTTGTTGACATAGGGCTAGAAAGCCTAGTAATCAATCTCACCCAGCTACAGAACTGCTACAATACGCCACCACGCTTCAAGCCAGGTGTACGCATAGCAGGCGTGGACTTTGCGGCTGGTGGCGATCAGAACGTGATCTGCATCAGCGATGGCAACAAAATACTTCCTATGATTGCTTGGCGTGAAAAGGACACGATGGCAGCCGTAGGCAGGTTTATAGTCGAGTTTAAGAAGGCTGGGCTGGAAGCTAACAACATCTACGCTGACGCAAGCGGGATGGGCATGGTTATGTGCGATGCATTGGCTGAGTCTGGCTGGGTAGTCAATAGGGTGAACTTTGGGGCTACGGCGTATGACAACAATGCCTATACCAATCGGTCTGCCGAGATGTGGTATGGAATGGCAAAGAAGATTGAGGATGCTGAAATCATATTGCCAGAGGATGAGGACTTGACAGCGCAATTGACTTGCAGGCGAACCATCACCAACAGCAAGGGCAAACTTGGCGTTGAATCAAAAGACTCAATGCGTGCCAGAGGCATAGCATCGCCAGATAGGGCTGACGCGCTGGCCCTGTGCCTCAGTAGCTCAAATGTAGGTCTTGACTTGACATTTCAGATAGAGCGTCCAACTTGGAAGTCACTTCAAGAAATGATGGTGGCACACGACCCCGTCATGGCTGGATTTGACCCAGGAGGATAAACACTATGAATATCTGGAATTGGATTACTGCAAACTGGCAAGAGATCGTAGCCGCTGTTGGTGGCATCGTTCTTGCTGCTCGCATCATTGTTAAACTTACACCTACACCAGCAGACGATACGTTCTTGGAAAAGATCGTTAATTTTCTAAAGACGATTGGGCTGAACATCAAATAACATTAAGTGATCGGTGCGATATTTAATCTCATCGCATCAATCCTTCGCCTCATCCCAGCGTGGCGTGAGAAGCGGGTTAACAACATTGAAAGCGAATGGCGCAGCAATCGCGATGCTATTGAGCGTGATCTGCGTGGTGAGTCTTGGTGGTTGCGCAACAACGACACCAGTGACACACACAACGGGGGTAGTTGAAGAGTTAATGAAAGATCAAAACTACAACGAGATTCGTAGAGGCACACCTGGCACACGCGAATGGGCTAGGAAAGCTTTGAATGCTGTCAACGATCTTTCATACGAACTTAAAGTGGAGCGCAACAAATGAACGCTAAAGATACACGCAGAACAGATTATTATTCTCGGATCATTGACTCGCTCAACCAGCGCGAGACTTGGGAGAATCGTCAACGCTTGTTCTACCAAGCTCGCTACTTTGGTGTACGCCGTAAGGTTAAGCCTTGGCCTACCGCAGCCGATCTTCACGTTCAGTTAATCGACAGCGCAATCGAGAAACTAAAACCTTCTTTCGTCAACAGCGCGATTGGTAACGACATTCTTTCCAGTTTCGTCCCGATGCGCCAGCAGTTAACCCCGCTGACCGTATCAGCCGAGCGTTGGTTTGATTATAGTATGCGCGAGCGTACAAACTTTCAGAAAGAGATTGTTTCCGTAATTGACCATATTCTCCTCTACGGACGAGGCGTGGCTAAGATAATCTGGAACGAGGACAAGAAGCGCATTGACTTTGAGGCTATTGATCCATTCCATATTATTGTTCCTTCCTATACCAAGGAGTTCAAAGATGCAGATTTCATCGTTCACATCATCTCGACAAGTGTCGATTCCTATAAGGCAAATCCCTTGTACAAGCAGGATGAGGAATTTATCAAAACAATTTCTGGTAAACCATCCAAATCGGTGGGCTTACGAAGTGAGATTCAAGACGAGATTTATAGACGCGAGGGAATTACTCAAGAAGCTGAGAATGATCGCATCATTCTTTGGGAGATGTACACGCCGTCTGAGGACGGATGGAAGGTTGAAACGTACAGTCCGCTTGTAGTAACCGAAGATGTTCGCAAGCCTTTCACATTACCCTATCGTCACGGTGAACCACCTTTTGTAGATTTCCCCTATGAGGTCACAGGGGGCGGTTGGTACAGTCCGAGAGGCGTAGCAGAGATACTGCTCCCTAATGAGAACCTGCTAAATAAGCTCAAGAACTCCCTCTCCGATTACGTTGAACTGGCCAACCGACCCGTTTTTGAAGCACAGAATCCTATATCGCTTAACACATCGAACTTGAAGATGCAGCCTGGGCAGATTCTGCCACAAGGCTTAAAGCCAGTTCAGTTCAGCCAACCTCCATTTGACTTTCAGAAATTGATGTTAGAGGAGCGTCTGCTTTCCGAACAACGGATGGGCAATCCAGACTTTGGTGCTGGATCGCAGTACCAAGTGTCGGATCGTAAGACTGCCACCGAGATTCAAGCGTTACAGTCGCAGGCAGCAGCGTCTGGCGATTTACGCAATCGTATGTTCCGAATGGGATTAGCTCATCTATTCAAGCAGTGCTGGTCGCTTTACACGCAGTACAACAAGAAAGACTTGATGTATCGCTATGCGGAAGAAACTGGATCAATGCCACCCGAAGGTATCCACGATGAGTATTCGATTGAACCAAAGGGTGGACTTGACTTTATTAACCGCCAGTTTGCGTTGCAGAAGTCTGTGGCGCGAATGCAGATGTTCCAAAATAATCCTTTCGTTAACCAAGGCGAACTGGTAAAATCAGTGCTTGAACAAGATGATCCCTCGCTGGTCCGCAGACTCTTCCAAGATCCTAACGCAGCCTCTGGCGATCAAGCTGAAGATCAAGCGACTGAAATCGCGACTATGCTTGCAACTGGATTCCCAGTCGCAATCAAGCCTTCGGACGATCACAAAGCGCATATATCCGTTCTCTTCGCGTTTAACCAAGCGGCTCAAAGCCGACAACAGCAGGTCGATCAGAGTGCAATGCAAGTTCTAATGGCGCATTTACAACAGCACTTGGCAGGCTTGGAGCAGGTTGATCCCAATACATCCCGCGCAATCCAGAAACAGCTTCGTGATGCGGCTAAAGGTCAGATGCAACAGCAGGGGCAACAACTGCCTCCACAAGCAATGCAAGGCCAACCACCAGCACCGATGGCTGCTTGAAAGTACCAGTAATGCGGGATGCCTTCCAAGCGGAAGGCTTAAAACATCTTTGTGAGTGGGCTAACGAGCAAGGCGCAACTGGTAAGGCGGTTGAGATTGGCGCGTATAGTGGCGAGGGAACGGTAGTACTAGCCAAGTATTTTAAGGACGTTTTAGCAGTAGATCCTTGGCTAAACGGATACGACATTAACGATAGGGCAAGTCAGCAATGCCCAATGAAGTTTGTATTTGATGCTTTCCAAGAGCGTACAGGTGATCTAAAGAACGTGATGTATAGCCGCGGAAAAAGTCTGGATGCACTTGAATTTGTTGAGGATGGGTCTTGTGATCTTGTCTATATTGACGGAGATCATAGGTACGAAGGCGTGCTGGCAGACCTAAAAGGCTGGCGTAAGAAGCTTAAAGAAGGCGGAATTATGGCTGGTCACGATTGGAGTTGGGAATCAATCAAGAAGGCTTTGCTTGAGGAAATAGGACAAAAGGACTATACGCTATTCCAAGGCGATTCATGGGCAATAAAGCTATGAGAAAACTAAAAGCAGCATTAGCGTTCATCCGCAACCAAGAATGGGTCAACGAACCTAAGTGGGAAGATGAGGATGAGAAGGCGTGGACAGGATTCTTGTCAACTCCTACTGGTCAGAAGCTAAGTTTGATTTTGCTTAACCTAACCCTGCGCCAGAATAGCTCTGCTGTGATGAAGAAATCAGAGGCACTTGCAGACGCTTGTGGTTATGCTAAAGGATTTCGTGGTTGTGTAGCGACCTTAGAATCGCTCGCATCCCAAAAACTTAACTCCGCCATCCCAGGCTATGGGGATGGATCGGATGAACCAGTAGCCGAGTAACCTTGAGGTAGAATGACTCCCTACCGAAAAGTGTAAGAAAGGGTCAAAATGGCAGATTCAATGGAAGTTACTGAACTGGATATGTTGAAACTTGCGGCAGCAGCCGATGCAGGATTGGAAACAATCCCAAAGGATGAGCCGAAAGAGAAAACGGAAACAGAGGTAAATTCAAGCGGAGATAACGAGCAGACACCCGCGCCTGCTGATAAAGCCGAAAAAACAAAACTAGAAGCCTCGGATGAGGCTTCATCGACCAAGGAGAAATCCGAGGAAGATAAAAGTTCTTTAACAACGCAATCTTCAGAAGACAAGTCGGAGTCGGCTTCCGAAAAGAAGCCTACCCGTTACGAGAAGGCTAAGTCGCGACTTGAGAAGGAGTGGGAAGATGTCCGAGCAGAGAAAGCCAGAATCAAAGCAGAACGCGAGCAGATCGAGGCTGAAAGGGCAAGGAAGACTTCAGAAACTACTCAAGGCGAGACAAAATCGAGCAGCCGCAAGTTTAGCGCGGAAGATTATCGGGAAGCAGCAAAGAGCTACCGTGATGAAGGCCGTGACGATCTTGCAAAACTTGCCGAACAAAAAGCTGGTGACATCGAAGTTGAGGAGAGGAAAGAGATTGAGCAAAAAACCCAAGCAGAACTAAAGTCTGCCTGGGATAAGAATTTGCTTGAGGAAGTAGAAGCAAATCCAGAACTCAAAGACTCAAACAGCACTCTCTACAAAGCCGTATCGGAAATGTTGCAAAACCACGCTATCCTGCGTAATTACCCAGCTGGTATCAAGGATGCGGTTGGTATTGCAAAAGTTAAGCTTAAAGCGGAGTCCGCCTCCGACTTGCAGAAGAAGGTTGCAGAGTATGAGTCAGAATTGGCTCAACTCAGAAAAGCGACTACTCCAGCGTCTGGACAACCAAAAGGTCCTGCCAAGACTAAAGCTTTTCACGAACTAACGCTCGATGAGCAAGAACGTGAATTGATGAAAATGGCAAGCGAAGTTGACAGAGGTTGAGTAGTCATAACAAACAAGGATAACTAATTATATGGTAACTACTGGTTCAGTCAGCGCACAGTTCCAGACGTACTTTTCAAAGGCGTTATTGGAACGTGCAATCCCATTGCTCCAAATGGAGCAATTTGCAATGAAATCCCCCTACCCGACCAAAACTGGCGGAAATAAAACCATTAGGTTTTTCCGCTTTGGTGACCCTAGCATCTCTGCTATCTCCGCCTTGTCGGAAGGAACAACCCCTGCCTCTGGTGACGAGCGTGATCTCACGTTGTCCTCAGTTGAAGCAACCCTAGTGCAATATGGAAGCAAAATCATCCTCACGGATGTCGTGCTCGCTACAGAGCTATTTTCTCATCTTGCGCAGGCCACTAAGCAACTTGGCGAAGATGCCGCCCTTCACGCCGACACACTCTGTCACCGCGCGTTGGTGCAGGATTCCTCGACCAGCACTGGTACTGGTGTAGCCACCAAGTCCTACGCTCGTTATGCTCAAAACACAACGAACGGAACGACCTGGGCTACCTCGTCCGTTGCTAACAGCGCAATGACCGCCACCGACTTGCTCGATGGTGCGACTTCGTTGTTCATCGCTCGCGCTCCTAAGATCAAGGACGGCTACGCGCTCGTCGCGCACCCTGCCGTTATCCGCGATCTACAGCAGGACGATGATTGGTTGAAGGTGTCGAGCTACTCGGCTCCCGACCAAATCTTCAAGGGCGAAACTGGTAAATTGTTTGGCGTGTCGGTCATCTCTTCGACCAACGTTCAGACCTTCAATACCTCCGCCTCTGGTATCGCTGAAAACAGCGTTGGAACAACTGGTGTTAACACTGGTTACGCCAACGTGTTGCTCGGTGGTGGTGCGTTTGGTGTACCTAGCTTGTCATCCCTCGCAGCCTCTGGCTCGCCCTTCGCTCCGAAGGTCACGATCCTTGATGCAGCCGACAAGTCGGACCCCTACGGCCAGCGCGTCATTGCGTCCTTCAAGACGTTCTACGCGGCCAAGCAACTTGATCCTCGGTTCTTCCGAGTCATCGTTGCGAAGTCCAACTACAGCTAATAATTAAATGGGAACCATGCTAGTAATTGGTATGGGTCCTCGGAAAGCTGGGGAGGGTAAAACCTCCCCAGCCTCTTCCACCAAGGAGAAACCAGCTATGAAAGAAGGATTGGTAAAATTGCCGATCTCTATGTTCGAGCTAGGTGAAGGCGAAGAAAACGCCACACCAGAAGCTGGAGACATGGTGGAACTGGAAGGTGTAGTGGAGAAAATCGAAGGTGGTGTAGCTATGGTGCGCGTAAACAACGCTATGGCTGAACAACCCGAAGAAGAATCTGCTAAACCCGAAGAGTCCGAAGAAGACCGGATGATGAAGATGGCCGAGGAGTCGGATAAGGAAAACTATAGCTAATGCCTATTTACCAGTACGAGGACTCCAGAAATGGGAAAGTTGTCGAACTGGAAAAGGCTGTAGCCGAAAGGGACTCTGTCCCTCGTTACCTTAAACGATTCACCGTACCACAAAGATTGAGCCTGGTGGGGGTTGGCGAACCCCTCGACAACCCGCTGGGAGTCAATCAAACCAACTTGATGAAGGGGTACTATCGCCAGGAACAAAAGCTTGGCAGTAGATTCAGAAGCCAGTACACGCCAGATAGTATCAAACGTGCGGCTATAAGGAGAAAATAATATGTCGAATGAGTTTCAGAGAAGTCCGATTAAGGCGAAGAATAAAGCCGTCCGTATTGATGGCTCTAACTTCGCTAACGTCATTGAGTTTACGGCAAGCTCCAGCGGTGGTACGGTCAACACAGTTGCAACCGCCCCTGCGTCCTTGAACGTGACCTTGAACGGTACGTCTTACAGAATCGCATTGCACACCTAATTGTATGCGACTCTTATCTCGCCTTACGCTTGGTAATGGTGGGACAATTATCGCATCGTCAGCTTCCACTAATACTGGAAGCTACGATGCGGTAACTGCTCTTACATTATCCACAGCTACCCTTGTTATTAGTGGTGCTACCACGGCAGCGACATATTCGGCTGGTGTCACAGTTTATGGTGACATTGACGAAGTTCGTTTGACGGGTGGCGCGATGGCAATCTACAATCGCAAAGATTAAGGAGTCCTAAAATGGGCCGCCAGTGGAATGCTATTATTGATGCCCTTAGTGGCGGGACAATGTCCATCAATGCCAATTTAACGGACATTGAGGCATTGCTAACAACTCTACAAGCAGACGTTGCTGATGGAATAAAACTTGACAATGGTGCGGCTCTTTCAGGACAGATGGATATTGCCATTGATAACGGAAATAATGCACCTGGGAACGGTGTACAACTTGGATATTATAATACTTCAAGTGAATTGTTTAGTATTTTATCAAGCACAAATGGACTTCCTGTAAAAGAAGCTCAGGCAACAACTGGCGGAACTGGTCCGACTACATTTACAAGCACTACCTACGGAACGATTGTAACAGCAAACACTAACAGGCTTGGTTGTACTATTTTTAACGAAGGTGCAGGGAATCTCCACGTTCTGCTAGGCACAGCAACGGCAAGTACGTCATCCTACACAGTTCGCCTTTCTTCTGGAGATTACTACGAAGTTCCATTTAATTACACTGGATTGGTTGGTGGCATATTTGCAACGGCTGGAACTGCAAGAGTTACGCAAATCAGTTAGGAATTAGGCTATGCCATTATTTTCGGCAGTTGAACCGTTGCCTATTAATCGAATTAAAAACAGATTATTCGATCCAGACGCAAGGGATTACATTCTGCGAGTTGAGGCCGCAGATGGGCAGAGACTTGAATCACAAGTTCGAGGAGCTATTAACGCTTTTGTTCTTGGATGCAAAGCTGACGGAATCTGGACTTCACTTGTAGCCTCTTGCATTATGGCTGGGGCAAAAACGGTAGCAGGGGCAATTACTCCTATGGTTGGAAACGCACCTACAAACAACAACTTTGTTTCTGGCGATTACAGCAGAACTCTTGGATTGCTTGGAGACGCATCAACAAAATTTATTTCTACTTCATACAACAATACAAATGCATCATTTCCACAAGACAACACGCACATTTCTTGCTATGTAACTCAAGCACCAACAATTTCAGCAACAGTAGCAAGAATGTTTATGGGTCAATCGGTTGCTATTGGTGGGAGACTTTGGATGTTAAGTAATACTACTGGAAACTTAAATATAAAAAATAGAAGTTCGCCAACAGGAGGAGCAACAATTACAGGAGAAGGAACAACAATTGGATTTAAGGGTCATTCAAGAAATTCATCTACAAATACAGTAATTAGAAGTTCACAAACAAATACAATAAGTGGCTTAACATCTACCACACTTGCTTCTGGTGCAATAGCTGTTTTTAATAATGGTGCTTCTGCTCAATATAGTGATGCCAGAATGTCTTTTTATTCGCTTGGAACAAACATTGATTTGGCTCTTTTAGATTCACGAATCACAACCCTAATGAACACGCTTGCAAGAGTTATATAAAATGCCCCTCCTCCTCCTCACCCTCTTGCTCTGCTCCTGCTCGCCGAAGCACACTGACAACAACGCCCTTCCTCGCTATTCCGATATGGGTGCCGCAGAAGATGCTGGTAATGTCAAATGAAACGCATCGCCATGTGGCTGACCAATTTGAGTTTGCGTTTCTTAATGACGGGGAAGGAATACGCTTGTTTCAAGGAGGCGTTAAAGTTTGCCGTGGAGAACAACAATATGGTCAAGGAGACCAAGTACATTGGCAAGGTAAAGCATCTCCTATCTGTCAACAGAAGCATCAAGCGGATTGTAGAAGAAGGTCGAGATCGGGACGAGATTGTGGATGCCGTTGTCCATCTGGCTGTAGCGTTAAAGTATCTGGAGGGTAAAGGTCGTGAGTCTTGATGAAGTTTCGGATCTTAGGGACAAGGTTGCTAACGTATCAGAGCGACTTGCAAGAATGGAAGAACGCCAGATGACGCTGATCTCAATGATCGAAAGGTCACTTGCTTTTCACGGGGATGTTGCTAATAGATTAGGTGCGCTGGAACATCTTCGAACTAAGGTTCTGGCTGTAGCTGGGCTAATCGGGCTTGTTTGCTCAATGGCCTGGGATGTCTTGAAAAACCGTTTTAACGGATAGGAGATTATACAATGGCAAATTTCACAGCAGGAACTTCATTCACAGACGGCGTTACCAATGACGTAACGGCTGCTAAACTTAATGCGTTGGTGGCCGATGCTGTGCCTACGTCTAACCTTTCGCTGAATAGTACCACTGGAACGATTGCTAATTTTACTGCAAGCACGGCAAGCATTACGCTCGGAACGATTCCAACACTTACGGCTGGAACGACTACTGGAACTGCTGGAATATTTACGTCTGGAACTATTACAACTGCTCTAATTCCAACTGGTACATTTGGAACAACTACATCAACAGCAGCGACAATTACTACTGGAACGATTCAAACTGGCACATTTGGAACTACCACATCAACAGCAGCGACAATTACTACTGGCACAATTCCAACCCTCACAACTGGAACTACAACATCAACCAACGAGGTTGTTACCAACGGAACAATTACCAATCTTTCCGCAACGACATCTACATTCCTTGGTACAATCACAGGATCAACCAACGTAGTTAACATTGGAAGTGGGCAGATTTATAAGGATGCGAGTGGTAATGTTGGGATTGGGACGACAACAGCAATAGGAAAATTTACAGTAGAAGCCGCAGGTGGCGGAGCCTCTACAACTCCAATAACTACAAACTCAATAACTGGGGCTGGAACTAGGTTTGCTGCTGCATTTTATTATTCTGGAACAAAAGTCGGAGGCATTGAAGTAACTGCAAGTGCAACTTCTTATGTAACATCATCAGATTACAGATTAAAAACAAATCTTGAGCCAATTTCTAATGGAATAGAGCGAATCAAGCAATTGCCAGTATATCGTTTTAATTGGAAAACAAATGAAAACGGAAATAAGGTTGATGGTTTTGTTGCTCACGAGGCTAAGGCAATTGTCCGAGAGGCCGTAATTGGAGAAAAAGATGCAGTTGATGCAGATGGAAATCCAATCTATCAGGGCATTGATCAATCCAAGATTGTCCCTCTTCTAACCGCTGCACTTAAAGAGGCCATTGCAAAGATTGAAACTCTCGAAGCTAAAGTTACAGCTCTGGAGGCAGCTTGACCCTAACCGAAATCGCTCAATACGCAGGCGAGAAGGTTGGCAAAACCGATGCCGACACACTTACCTTCTTGCAGAAATCAGCAAGCTTGGCCTATCGGCGCGTATGGGACTTTGCGCCTTGGCGTGAGACTGTAACCAACTCCACCTATTCGGTTGGCACAAACAGGACAATCACTCTCGGAACAAATGTCGAAACACCTCTTTCGGTTGCCTACAATGACACCGAGGTTGACCCGATTGACCTAGCAACGATTGTAAGCCAAGACCCAGGCTTGCTTGACGATGCTCGTACTGGCGATCCAGATACCTACCATTTTACAGGAAGGAACAGCAGTGGTGTTGCACAGCTAAACCTTTACCCAAGGCTTGCCACATCTGGAACAATTCCTCTTCGCGTAGTCGAGAAGTTGAAATGTATTACTCGCACTAACTACATAGTTGACTTTCCTCCGTCCACGGACGCTCTTGGTGACGAACTTCGATTGCCTCACGTTCATCACTTGGTTCTTGCCTTGACCCACGCAGATGCACTTGAGCGTGAACGCCAGTACACAAAGGCGCAGGTAATTACGCAGGGGGCGAACTCTGACCTTGCAGCTATGGCTAACTACGAGTTGAGCCAGGTTGGTGGCGTGAAGCAGATCACTCCTCAAAGTTTAGGTGAATTAACAATAGAAGAAATGTTCTCGGCTTAAAGGAAGGCGTTATGCCTTACTACATAGACACAACAGACGATGTACTGTCAATTGCTGGATCTTCCAGCTTTGAGGGTGGGCAAGCTTCTGGAATTTCTCCAAGCCTAATTGGCAACAACCAAGCCAGCGATATTTACAATATGACAATCAGCCCGTCTGGAATCCTCCAGACTAGGCAAGGGATTGAACAAGTATCTGCAAACGTTTCAAGTGGATCAGGAATTCAAGGGATGCACTATTTTGATACGCCTGACATTGAGCGAATTGTTGTGGCGTGCAACGGAAAGTTATTTAACTCCACAAGCTCAACAAGCTTTGGAACTACTGCTGGAACCGTAACAAGCGGGGCTGTTAGCGTAAGTTTTTCACAGTTTAACAACAAGCTCTATTATACTGACGGAGCAAGCAATCTATCCTTTACTGATGGAACAAGTTATTACAGACAGGGAACAAGCGTTCTTTCTATTACAGTTACAAATGATGGAACAGGATATACATCAGCACCAACAGTAACAATTAGCGCGCCAAGCCTAACCTACGGAACGACAGCCACAGCGGTTGCAACAGTTGTATCAAATAAGGTGTCTGCCATTACCGTTACAAACGCTGGATCGGGATATACTTCAGCACCTACGGTTACAATTACTGGCGGGGGTGGATCTAGCGCAACAGCCACAGCGAGCATTTCTGCTCTCGCGCCTTCTGGCCTTCGGCTCATTCGGCAGTTTACTAATCGCTTGTTTGCCGTAGGAACTGGAGCAAACCGAAACACGCTTTATGCGTCAGACATTCTTGATGCTGAAGTATGGAAAACAACAAATACAATTGTTGTCGGAGGTAATGACGGCGAAGACATTATTGCCATCCAGCCATTCTTTGACTTTGAATTGCTTGTTTTCAAGCCAAACAAGATTTACCTGGTTACTGTCGACCCCACAGCAACAACTGCTGCTGGATGGACTGTAAGGTTGGTTAACGACAAGGTTGGATGTCAAGCATCTGGGTCTGCAATTTTCACAAATAAGGATGTATTATTCCTGTCTAATGACGGAATAAGAAGCGTTGTAAGGTCAGCAGCTGATGATTTCTACACAGTAGGCCCAACTCTTACCGAGCAAGTCAAGAATGTAATAGCAAGAATAAATAGGGGTTATATTGGTTCTGCAAACGCTGCGTTCCACAATAACAGGTATTATCTGGCTCTTCCTCTGGACAACTCGACAACCTGCAATTATGTGCTTGTTTACAACACGCTGTTTGGATCGTTTGAGGGATTATGGTCTATAGCCGCAAGTGCAATGACAAAGACTAACTTCTCTGGCGGGTACTCCACAAACTGCGTAAAGCTTGCAATTGGTAGTCCTACAGGGCAGGTTGGGCATCTTTACGATTATCTTGACCCAGACCTACAGGGTGATGGCAATACCGAATTTAAGGACTACGGAACCTCGTATACATCTTACGTTGTGACCAAGGCTTACGATTTTGACGATAGGATTTCAAAGAAGTATGGGTCGCACTATGAGATGGAGTTTTATTATTCTACGGCTACTGGATGCACAATAGGGATGAAGCGGGAAACCGATTCTCAGTATGTGACAATTGGGACAAATGTTGACACATCGACACCAGGAGGATTGACTCTGCCATTCACGCTCCCAGCAACGCTTTCGGCTCAGACCTACAACTTTAGGGCTGATAGTCTTAGGTCTTATCAGAAGTGGCGTAATATGAAGTTTAAGATGGAAGCTCCAGCTAGGAAGCTTTCGATTAAGCAAATTATGCTTGCTGCCAACCCCGACACAATCGAGGTGCAAAAGAATATATGACGGCTGTGGAGTATATTGAGCAGAGCAGTGTTCCAGAGGCTATGTGGCCTAACCTAGCTGATTGGTTCGGATGGTTTGAGAAACAGGGGATGGTCGGGATTGTTAGGGATGAGGATGGTATTGCTGGGGTAGCTCTGGCTAGGTGCGTCAAGGATGGGCAAAAGCCTGACCATTATGTGCATAGCGAGGATGGTGAGAATGTGTTTGTTGATTTGACTATCTCCTCAAAAGGTGCTAAATCCTTACGATGCTTGCTGTTGCTCCTATGGGAGCGTTTTGGTCCTCGCAAGCGGATCACATTTAATCGTTCTGGTAAACCAAGGAGTTACGACTATATGACATTTATGCGAAAGGCTAGGGTTTAACGCCGTGGGTGGATCACCATCTATTCCTGCACCTCCTCCTCCGCCCGATCCGAATGCGGTGGCACAGGCTAATTCAGAGGCTTACAAAAAGAATGTAGAAACATATATTGAAAAAGCACCAGAGATGGCTGCTCTGGAAAACAAACTTCGCGTCCAGTATATGCCACAACAGCGTTCCCTAGAACGCCAGTTAGCCGCCCTAGACCAGCAAGCAGGCGTGCAGGCTGGGATGCAGCTAGAGCGTCAGTATGGTCCGCAGAGGACACTAGAGGGATTGCGAAGGTCTTACGAGACTAGCCCACAGGCGTATGCCTTAAACCGAGGATTGGGAACGCAAATGACCCGCCAGTTCGAGCGTTTATACGGAGCTAATCCCTATGCGAGCGTGGAACCAAATGTGGCATTTGCTCCTCGCAATATGCCTCCGCAGGATATTTATGGAACGATTGGAACCAACATATCCAATCCTCCGCTACAAGGTTAAGTTATGGCATACAAACCAAGTCAAGTTGCTGGATGGCGTGTTGATGAAAATGGCAATATTTCAAGCATAACAACACCAGAACGCAATGGTGGATCGCGTGATACAAGCCTTGGATATCAGGCATCGCCTCCATCAGTTGCAGATTTTAATAATAGGATTGGGCAATATCCATATCGCAGCGAACAGGAAGCCAGAGACGCTGCTCAAAATGTTAAGACACAAAATTCAATAAACCAGCTTCGCGCAGATTATGACAAAAAACTTGCCGATGTCACAAGCCAAGAAAACGCAAGAAACGCATTAGCACAGCAGATTGCTACTCTTTCTGGTGGCAACCAACCTGGAACAACAATTGGCGCGGCCTCTCAAGTATTGCCAGTAGGTCTTTCTGCTTCTGCTCTTGACGCAATCAGCGGAGGCATTTCACAGCTTGCCTTGGCACAGAATCCAGCAATCACAGCACTTTCTTCTGGCAATAATTTTGCAACATCTCCGCTTGCAAATAAGCTAAACTTCCAAGTATCCGACCAGCAGATTCTTGACGATTATAACACAACTAAACTTGGTCGCTTAAACAGCATTGTGCAACAGGGCAACACGCAGGTTGCAGGTATTCAGCAAAGGCTTACCGCAGCGCAATCTCTACTTAATCAGCTTCCATCAGGAGATCCTCGCTATACCTCTTCCAAGGTTTATGTCGATCAGCTTAAATCGGATTTGAATAGCGTTACTGAAGCTATTACTGGAGCCAATAAGCAGATCAAGGAGTTTAAGCCTATTGGTGTTGGCACACCCGAAGCCGCAAGCCAAATCACTTCTTTCCGTGAATATTTACAGCTACCCGAAGAGCGTGCCACACAGCAGTTGCGCCAGATTGATCCAAAGTCTTATGAAACGGCTGTTGCCCTTGGCCAGCGTTATCGCCAGATGGCTACTGCTCCAATCGGAGAAACAAAGTCAGCACAAGCCGAACAACTCCGTGGCAACCTAGAACAAGAGGCAATCAATCAGCTTGCTCTTGGCTCGCAGTTAGGTGCAGAGGAGCAGAGGCAATACCAGCAGGCCGCGCGTGCTGCTCAGACTGCCCGTGGCAACATCTTTGGCGTGGCTCCTGCGGTTGAGGAAGCTGTAACAACTGGTGCTGCTGGTGAGCAGCGAAAGCTTGCGCGATATGGTGCAGCCACTCAGTTCCTTGCTTCTGGCCAGAACACATCTGACGCACTCAAGTCTGACATTGCATTCCGCGATGCGTTGTTGCAGAACCGCCTTGGTGCAGCCTCTGGATTTATTGCTGGTGGTCCTTCCATCTACAACCTAGGCCAAGCACGCACAGGCGCACAGCAGGGTGCGTTCCAGAATTATATCCAAGCCAATCAAGCTTTGCCTGGTGGCTTTAACCAACAGCCTTCTACGGCACAGCCGGTTTATCAGGCGGTGGATCAAGGCATTCCTGTCAATCTTACAAATACCTTTGCGAACCTTTACGGATCGCAGGCTAATTATTTGGCTAATACCTACGGAGCGCAGGTTGGTGCGATCTCTAGGCAGCCAAGTGGATTCCAGAATTTTGCAACGGCTGCTGGTGGAGCCTTTGATCTTGCAAGAGGTTTTGGTGCTCTAGGTTCAGCGGGTCTTCTGTGCTGGGTTGCTCGCGAAGTTTACGGTATTGAAAATCCTAAATGGTTGCAATTTAGGGAATGGATGCTCACAAAGGCATCCGATAACCTAAGAAACTTCTACATCAAGTATGGAGAGAGAATTGCTGAATCAATACGCAACAAGCCGAAAATAAAGGCAATCATCCGTAAGTGGATGGATTCGAAGATTGGGTAATTTATGCCGCTAGATCCAAACGATCCACTCATTCCCATGCCGTGGCAAATGGATAGTATTAGGGCATATCGCGCAAGTAAAGCAATGCAGGCCGAAGAAGATGCGCTCAAGATGCAAAGGCTTCGTCAAGAGGTAGAAAAAGGGTACGATGAAACCCCAAGGGGGAAGGCAAGTAGGGCAGCAGATCTAACAGCATTTCTTGAGCAGGAAAAACAAAAAGAATCTGGCATTCCTATTGGCGAGGAAATGGGTGCAAGGATGACGGCCAAGGGCGGCCCAAGCATTCTTGAAGCAACCAAAATGCAAGGCGAGCTTGATGTTGAATCCAAAATGAGGCAAGCTAGAATTGCATCAATAGAGAACTCGTTGGCTGGCGGAAAGTCATTGCTTCCAACTGCGGACATTAACCTTGGTGGCGTTCAGCGGACTGTTCTTGCTCCAGAGGTTGGCAGAACAACCGCAGATATTAACCAGCAAATTTTCCAGGCTCAAGTTCCGCAGCTTGCGAAAGCCTATATGGCTCAAGGATACGATTCAGATACTGCCGTCAAGATGGCTGGATCTGATGTGACTAAAAATCTTTTCAAGGCACAATCAAGCGGTAAGGTTATACTCACATCAAACGATGGCATGAGTACAATTTCCTATACAAACGAACAAGCACAAAGAATGTGGAAAGATCCGTCAACTCCAAAGTTTATTAAAACACAATTAAATAACTTCTTTGGAGAATCTGAAGAACCAGCGGCTGCAAATTGGATTAAAACAAGACTAGGTAGATAACATGGCTGAAGCCCTAGAGCTATCGTCAGCCAATCGTATTAGGCAACTGGCAGGTATGCCAGTAGAGGCAGAGCCAGCACCAAAGCTAGAAGAACCTCCAGCGTGGAGCGAGATCAAGGCTTCCGAAGATTACAAGACCCTTACCTATCCAGAGCAGGTTGACCTAGCTCGCCAATGGGGTGCAGAAACCAAGCAGTACGCATCCACTCTTAAAGATTATACGCCAGAGCAAGACATTGAAATTGATGACTTCGTAAATAAAGAGGCTGTCGATGTTCCTGCCAATGTGAAGGCGGCTGCGCTTACGGCTGGGTTGGTTAAGGGAGCAGCAAGCACTTTTGGTGGTCTTGGTGGAGCTATTGCTGGAGCATTTACTGGTCCTGTTGCTCCAGTGGCCGTGCCAGCACTAGCAATTGGAGGAGCAATTGCGGCTGGGGAATTAGCAGAATCTGGCCTACAAAAATTTACACCAAAGGTTGCAAGGTCAAGAGAGTTTGCTCCAAGTTACGCAATGGCTGGTCAGTACGCGCCAGAAGTTGTTACGGGTACGGTTGGGGCGAAGCAGTTAGTACAAGCTGGCAAAACATTGTTTCAAGAATTAGGCGCAAAACGAGCCGCGCAAGAACTTGGTAAAGCAGTTGGTACTTCCGCTGGAGTTAGCGCGGCTGTTGGAAGCGGAGTTAGGGCTATTACTGGCACAGAGGTTACTCCTGGCACAGTTGCCGAGGACGCTCTGTTCGGTGCGCTTTATGCTGGGCTTGGCAGTGGGTCTAGGGTTAAGGGATACAATTTCAACGAGTTTAAGGATCTTAATTACAAGGTTAAGGGTGGCAGGGCAACGCCTGCTGAAGTTCGTGATTGGCAACAAATCCTTAACGAGGCACAAAGGACGCAGGCAACTGGAGTTGAGCGAGCCAAACGTACCGAAGTGCAACTTGGTGGTAAAACTGTTCTTGATAAAGTAAGCCTTGAAGGCGGTGCGCCTACAGAAGTTCGTCCTTATTACGAACCACTACAAGCACCAACATCTACCGAGATTCAAGTTGCAAGGCCACAGCCACAAGAGCGTCCAATTAAGCAGGCTACCGTAGTCCAGCAGGAACAGTTGCCAGAGGTTGGAGTGCGTGGAAGCGTGCGTGGTACGGCAGCCGATACAGCCGAAATGCAACGGCGTGGAATCACAACGCAAATGCAGGAAAGCTTAGTGGATCTAAACGATCCAGTGCCGAAGACAAACGTATTTACAATTGAATCCCAAGGCATCAATCGTGAGGCCATTATTCCAGATACTCGCGGATTGCAAGGCGAGATTGTGCGCGAAGGTCCGATTGTTACGCCAAGGACGCAGTTGCCTAGTGGCGAGAGGTTGGCGTTGCCAGCAGGCGAACAACCAATTATTGAAGCAAAGGCTACGCAGGCCGTTGAGCCAGCAAAACAAGTTGAGATTGGAAAATCAAAAATAATTGATTTATACGAAAAATATGATTCAGCAGAAGAGGACATAACAGAAGCTGATGTTGCCTATAGGTTAAGAAATATATTAGACGAATCAGATGTGGCTGGTACTAAAAAGTTAAAGGAGATACTTGAGAAATACGAAAACGCTCAAGAAGTAGATCAATTTGAATATGGCAAAAGGTCTGGAGAACCAGAATTTTATGCAGATCAGTTAATGTCAGAATTGGGCAAATTCTCTGCAAAGCAAAAGTCTCAACCCACCATCCCTCGCCCTATGCGTGGCAAAGCTGGTGAGGCTGGGTTTGTTGTATCCGATGTGCAGGAAGGCGCGGCCAAGGTAGCGCAGAAGTGGCTTACCACGGAAGGCAATCTTCCAAAAGAGATGTTTGACATTATGGAAGCTAAAGGATCGCGCACGCAGGCGATGCTGAAGCAGATTGATTTTACGCTGAAGGATCTAGCCAAAGCCGCCAGGGAACTTAATGGAAGTCCGAAGCTAACCGAACAACAAACAATACAGGTTGATCAGTTCCTGCGTGGTTATTTACCAGCAGAGAATCTTCCAAGTCCAATCAGACCCATAGTACAGCAAATGCGCCGTCAACTAGATAACTTATCTGAGGGTTTAATCCAAGCAGGCGTGTTTTCACAAGAGGTCGGTCCGTCTGGAATGAGCAAGGCTGACGTTATCAGAATGAACAAAGAACAGTATTTGACTCGTTCTTATGAAAGAGATGATAACCCCAACTACACAGTAGAGCTTGTGAAAAAGCGAGATCCAAATAAATTTGCAATAGCAGAGAATTTTATGAGGACACAAATGAAGGCTGCAAATCCAGCGATAACCGAAGCTGAAGTGCAGGGCAAGATCAAGGAGTTGATTGAGGGTGGAAAGGACAAGCCGTTTGAGTCATTGATTCAAGCATCTGGAATTGGAAAGAAACTTGGGATCACAAAGGCGAGACAAGATATTCCAGAACAGATCAGATATTTGATGGGCGAGTACACCGATCCAGTAATTAACTATGCCAGATCAGCCAGCAAGATGATTAACTTGCTCCAATCACAAGAGCAGTTGAACAAGCTGAAAGAATTTGGAGTTGCAAACAAGCTATTCTTTGAAAGACCAACTGGAAATGCAGCTACGCAGATTGCGGCTGATGGCTCTGATACTCGCTCTCCGTTAAATGGGCTATACGCAGAGAAAGACTTGGTCGATGCGATTGAGAATTTTGAGATGATGCATAAAGGAGGAACATTGTTTCAGCTTTATTCAATGGCGAATGCTTGGGTCAAGTGGGGCAAGACAGTTGGAAGTATTCAGGCTCAGTTTAGAAATCCTATTTCAAACGTATTGATCGAAGTCGTTAATGGGAACTTCAATTTTGGCGGGAACCTAAAGCCAGTAAAGACAATATTGGCTGAATTTGGAGTTCCTTCTGTGGATACAAAAGAAGGCAGGGCATATCTTACTCGCGCTGCCCAGCTTGGCGTATACGACAACACGGTTCTTAATGAATTTACACAAATGCTCAAAGATGCACAGCAGTACAAGGGGTCGACAATTGACCTTGCTGAAGAACTTGCTGGTAAAAGCGCAAATGTTCTAAAGAAGGGTGTTGAGGCATTGAACAGAACTTATCGCGCTGGAGATAATTTGTTCAAGTTAATGGCTTGGGAGAACGAAACGAAGCAACTTATGGATGGAAGAGGATTATCTCGCCAGGAGGCAGAGGTGATCGCAGCCGAGCGCGTTAAGAACACAAGGCCAACTTACTCTCGCGTGCCAAGAATCATTAAGGCGTTTCGTTTGCAGCCATTGATTGGAAACTTTGTATCTTGGCCTTCTGAAATATTGCGGACTCTTCCAAATACAGTGCGATATGCAGCAGAGGATTACAGGACACCTGGAATGCGGAAGTACGCATTCAAAAGATTGGCTGGAATGATTGCGGGAACATCCGCAATTATGGGAGTTCTTGCAATTGGGAAATGGGCAACTGGATTTAACGACAGAAAGGTCGATGCGTTGAGAAGGTTTGTTGCGCCATATCAAAAGAACGCTTCTCTTATGCCTACTGGAATGGACGGGAAAGATGTTGGCTATGTGGACATATCTTACACTAGCCCCTATGAGATATTCTTTGGCCCCATGCAAGCGGCTGTCTCTGGAAGAGATCCAGAGGAATCAATATTTGGTGCAATCAAAGATTTTACAGAGTCTTATATTGGTCCAAGCATTTTAGCGAACTCAATCATATCTGCATATTACGGCAAAGCACCGCAAGGCAGAACAATTCGCAACCCGCAGGACACTTTGACCGATCAATCGCTTGATACAATCTCTTATATTTTGCGTCAAAATGAACCAGCAACTGTATCCCAAATTCGAAGGATTGGATATGCACTAAGCGGCCAACCCGACACAACTGTTTCCAAGTATGGCCGTATTTACAAGCCATCCGAGGAGTTGTCAGCACTGTTCGGTATCCGTCCTCAGTCCATAAACGTATCCAAGGCATTGGAATCGAAGGCATCCAGGTTTAATACTGATATGGCTGATGTTGGTAGGATCTTCACGGAAACCTATGGCGCGGTTGGCAATGTTCCAGAAGCGAAGGTACGGGAACAGTTTGAGAAGATGCAGAACAGGCGCAGGATTATGTTCGATGAGGCCAATAAAGACTTCCACGCTGCTATGTTGCTTGGTCTGTCTAGGTCTGAGGCCATATCTGCAATGCGTGCTGGCGGGATGGGCGTAGACAATGCTTCAGCCATAGCCAACAACAAGTACAGAGACTACAAGATCAGCAAGTCACTCACAAAAAGCATGAGACGCGAGCTATCTCCAGAGGAGATGCAGAAGCGTCAAGAAATAGGCCGAGAGCTTATGATGCAACAAGGAGAATAAATGGCTAAATTTGACATCTCTGGATCAGCGTCACGCCAAACTGGATTAAGCCAGCAGGATCGTAATAACGCGATCCGTATGGAGTTTGAGCCTTACACAAAACCACCACAGCAACCATCAGAACAGACCGCAAGGATAGAACCCATGAGCGAATTCGTTAAACCTCCAACAGCACCAGTACAGCAGCCATCTGGAGAGCTTCCGTTACCATTGCAAACCGTGGAGTGGGAGGGTCGCAAGGATAAGCAGGGTAATCTTTCGGTCTACAAGTTGCCAACTGGTGATATGGGTGGAAACTTTGAAGTAGCTGGAATCAATGACCGATACCATCCAGAAGCATTCAAGGCCATCTCGTCGCTCCCAGCGCAAGAAAGAGCGAAAGCAGCGGCAGAGTACATCCAAGGATATACCGCGCCACTCGTTGAAAGACTCCCTCAAGCACTCCAACCATTCACGCAGGATCTCGCGTTTAATCGTGGGCTGGGCGGTGCAACGAAGTACATCCAGCAAGGATTGAATACGCTAGGGCAGAGGGTGGCGGTAGATGGTGGGCTTGGACCTAAAACTCTAGCAGCAATTAACCAAGTTGAGCCAAGGGCATTGATGCGTGCGGCCAGCGATGCTCAATTGCAGGATGAGTACAAGCGAGCAGAGCTTGACCCAAACCGAAAGAAGTTCATTCCTGGCCTAGAGGCTAGGATTAGGAATAGATTGTCAACCTTTGGGCAGGGTTAACGGCTTGCCCAGCCTTGCCTTACTGTGGTTGACCCAGCAGTAAATGAATTAACTGGACCAATATAGCAAGACCCAACCTTTTCGGTTAAACCATCATTTGACACAAATGCACTACCAGCGCGAACAACAACGCTATTATCTTCACGAAGATATGTTGATCCAACGTGCTGGCATACCTGCCCATTTTGATAAATAAACCTACTTCCAGATTTAAATATCAATCCATCTTCAGTCATAATTACACTACCAGCCCTATGAACATTTCCGCCTCCACGATAGACTCCTCCAATAAAGTCGTTCATTTCGGTTTCATCTTCCGCCAACCCCGATGCCATCAGCATCGCCGTCAGTGTTATAGTTATTATTGCTTTCATTGGGAAAAGTCTCTAGGACAAACCAAAAGCCGTCAAGCATGAAATTATCATCGCGCCAAGTTGGAGCAGTTGGGGTAGCTCGCGTTACTGGCGCATTGTTGCGGTGTGGATACAACGTTCTTACGCCTTACGAGGATTTTGCTGGGTACGATGTAGTGGCTGAGAAGAATAACAAGTTCTTTCGCATCCAAGTTAAAACTGCGCAAGCAATAGAACCTGGGCGCACCAAGTATCGTTTCACCACTTCTAGTGGCAATGGCTTCAATATTCCCAAGCGTGCGATCAGTGGTGTAGATTACGTTGCCTGCTGGGGCATGAACGATGATCTATTCTGGCTATTGCCAATTGCCAAGTGTAAAAGCATAACAACTAAACTTTGCCCATCGACAGGTCAGAACTGGCGGGTATTTCAGAATTTGTGAACGAGAAAGAGGCGTGGGCTAAGTTTGAGGCTGGGTTGAAGGACGCAGAATCCTTTGATGAGGCCGTGGCTTGGGTCAAGAAGAACAAGAAGATCGTGGAAAAACTGACCATGATGGCAATGATTAGAAGATTTAATGAGGATATTAGCCACGCTAATAAGACTTGGCGGAACTAATTAGCACTCGACCTTGGGGTGGGTGGTTGGCTAAACCCAACCAATGGGCAAAATCAATAGTAGGGCAAAGGGTGCAGCGGGTGAGCGTGAGTTAGCAAATTATCTACGCGAGCAGGGCTGGCAGAAGGCCAGACGCACCCAGCAATACGCAGGCAATCCAGAGGGTGGTAGCGGAGATGTAGTCTGCGAGAACTTTCCTTTTCACATCGAAGGCAAGCGTTGCCAAGCACTCAAACCCGAAGAGTGGATGGAACAGTCCAGGCGGGATTGTCCAGCAGGCAAGATACCAGCGGTATTTTTTAGGCGTAATGGGCGCAAAGAGTGGCTGGTCATATTGACCGCAGATAGCGTGTGCGAATTAGCTCGACAGATTGCACCCGCCAATGTGACTATCGAGTATGCAAAGACCGCAACCATTGCCCAAGGCTACTACGTTAAGTCACCAGCCTTTGACGAACTTACCCCAACAACAACAAACCCAAATAAATAAAGGAGAAATAACATGGCACTAACATTGAGTGAGTCAGCAAAACAAGAACGCAAACTACCAGAAGCGGGAGCTACTGTAGGCGTTCTCTACAGCCTAGTTGACCTAGGCCACCAGAAAACTAATTGGGACAACCAAGAGAAGTGGACACCAAAAGTCCGCTTGACCTTTGAGTTGCCCGATCAGACCGATGAGTTTGAGGTGGTCGAAAACGGCAAAACTACCAAGGTCGAAAAACCTATGGTCGTTTCCATCGAGCAGACACGCAGTCTTGGCGAGAAAGCAAGCCTACGCAAGCTTCTCGAACAATGGCGCGGTCAGACCTTCACCTCCAAGGAACTCCAGGCATTCAGCTTGAAGAACTTGCTTGGAAAGCCAGCTATGCTGACCTTGATCCACAAGACCAGTCAGCAGGGTCGGCAATACTGCGCCATCGCAGGTGCATCGAAACTCCCCAAGGGAATGAAAGCACCAGCTACCACCACCAACGATCAGTTGTATTACGAAATCGAGCAGGGTGAGGGTGGCCAGTTTAATGATATGCCAGAATGGTTGCAGGAGAAGATCCGCGCATCCAAAGAATTTGCTACCGCTGCTGGCAAGTCCACGGCCACTAAGGTCGAGCTTGACGCAGACGGCAATCAAGTTCCGTTCTAAATTGTAT